CCCAGTTTTTTATCGCCACGAAATTGGATGAAATCGGACAAACTTGCCAAATGCAACGCTAAAACCAGTCTTTGCAACGCTAAATCTCACGCACACATTAGCCTCGCAGGCACCATAAGCCGTTTGGGGGGCCTTACGTGATAAAGAAGTGCGCTGTGTGCGGGCGCGAGTTCCAGGCGAGGCGTAGCACGGCCAGATACTGCTCCGCGACATGCAGGTCGAGAGCCTACAGGGGCTACGAGTTCACGGGAGAGCTCGCGGCCCCTGAGCCATGCGTGCAGATGGACGTCGAGGACGTGGCCGAGGTGGTCAGGCACGCGCACGAGGCTGCGTCCGATCTGTCACGGGCATCTCTCATGGCCACGGCCCCGCTGTGCCTATCGCTCAGGAAGGCGTCCGAGAAGATGGAGGACGCGCTGAGGGGCGAGGGCCTATGAAGGGCAGGAAGCCGAAGCAGGACGCCATCAGGAGGGGTCTCACGGATTCGTATGGAATGCAGAAGGCAGATGACAGCCGTGGCGTCACCATGCCAGAGGACATAGCGCAAGACCCGGTCCAGAGCGAGATCTGGGCCTGGATCGCGCCGCCGGTGAACAGCTTCACTGAGCAGGACATACCGAACCTCCGTCTGCTGTGCTACTGGCATGCCGTGGCGGAGCAGGCGGAACAGGCCATGCGCTCCGAGGATGGAGGCGTGAGCATCTTCGACAAGATAGGCGTCAAGCCATTCAGGGACGCGGACGGGAAGGAGATACCGCTGGTCAGGAAGAGCCCAGCGCTGCAGATTCTCAAGGAGGCATCCTCGGAGATAAGAGCCCTCTCGGACATGCTCGGGCTCTCCCCGCTCGCGCGCTCGAGGATTGGGCTCATGGACGCCACGACCACAAAGACAGCAGCGGACACCGCGAAGATGTTCCAGTCTATAGACGCCGCATACGAGCTGCCGGATGTGGTGGTCGAGGATGCGTAGGACAGAGACGGAGTACTCGCGCGAAGGCCTCTTAATGGCCAGGGACTACGAGAAGTGCCTGTCCTCCATGTGTCATCATGTGTCCAACGACGCCTACTATGGCCAGCCGTTCCTCCTGGAGCCGTTCCAGCGAGAGAACATCTGGAAGCCCCTCTTCGCATGCGGAGAGATGGAGGACGGACGCTTCAGGCGCAGGTTCCGCCGAGCGATATTCGGACTTCCCTCCGGATACGGCAAGACCGAGCTCGCAGCGGCCATCATCATGACGGTGGCCACGATGGAGGTCGTGCATGCCGGGCAGTACGGTGTGGTCGCCAGCTCCAAGGACCAGGTGCGCAACATATTCGAGAAGATCGGCGCCCAGATAAAGCTCAACCCCATCTGGAAGCAGCAGTGGGAGATCGGGAAGAACGTCATTACCAACAAGGAGACCGACGCCAAGATAATGGTCCTGCCCAACAAGGCGGACGCATTGGAGTCATGGCACTTCAACGTCCTCGTGTTCGACGAGATGCATGTCTACAGGGACTCCAGCGTATGGGACGCCGGGCTGAAGGGCCAGAAGGTCCTGTGGAACCCGCTCTCGATAGGAATCACGACAGCAGGAGACTCCAGGGATGGCTTCCTCTGGGACACCATCGAGAAGGCGGACAAAGACCCTGGCCTATACCTCTACTGGCTTGGCATGGATGATGGACTCGACATCGACAAGAAGGAGTCCTGGGAGCCACTCATGGTCGCATCGTGGGTCACGTGGGAGTCCATACAGGACCAGCGCGGCATGGCCACCTCCAAGCGCTCGTTCGAGCGGTACACTGCCAACCGCTTCCCGCTGGACAAGGACTCATACTCCTGCTTCACGTCAGGAGAGCTTGACAGATGCTCGAGGAATGAGAACGCATTCGACTTCAAGAAGCCCTTCACGTTAGGGATAGACGGAGCCACCGCGGGTGACTCGTTCGCCATCGTGGCCTACCAGGAAGTCGAGGACGATGGCAGGATTGCGGCGCTCACAAAGGAGTGGGTGTTCGACGAGCCTGATGAGGACATGGGCCACTACGACATGTCCCAGATCATGGAGTTGATAGCCAGAATCTGCCAGGAGTACTACCCGAGAGTTGTTGGCATCGACCCGAACCGAATGATAGTCATGGACTCGCAGCTTAGGGACACCTACGGAATCAAAACGGTCGCCTTCGCGCAAAACAACGCAACTATGTGCCAGGCTACGGCGCTTGTCACGAACGAGGTGCGCGAGGGCTCGCTGAGGCTCAGAGGGTGCCCGAAGCTCAGAAGCCATCTTGCAAACACGGTCGAGCTCGAAAGGGAGCCTTACGGCACAAGGTTCGGCAAGGACTCAAAGCGTTCGAAGATAGACGCCGCCATAGCTCTGGCCATCGCATGCCTTGCCTACAACAAGCTCGTGAAGGGCACAGAGGGGTTCGTCCCTGTCGGCTGACGTACCGTCTCAGACGCACCATAGGATTCTCCCGAAAGGGAGGCAGCATGGGACGTTTCTACGATCTCTTCTACAAGCGCGGCGACACCAGCACCGCATACGAGCATCGAGACGGGCGGCTCGTATCCATCGCCCTGCCGGGTGCGCTAGGCGGCCCCGAGGGGTATGGCGCGCTCATGTCGGTCGACTTCGCCGCGTGCGTGCAGACCAAGGCACGCTCCATGGCATCTCTGCCGTTCGTCGTTGTCCAGGAGCGCAGGGAAGGGCGCAGGAATCTCGACAGCCATCCTCTCGCGACGCTGCTGAACGGTATGGCCAACGAGGAGATGACCGTCTCGGCGCTCATGGACTGGACGGTCCTCAGAAGGGACACGTTCGGCAATGCCTATTGGTTCGTCGAGTGGTCCAAGGGCAAGCCTGTGGCAATTTGGCCCATCACTGGGCAGGTCACGCATGACTTCGACATGAGCAAGCCAGCAGGGTACCGGACAACCTACACGGTATCTCCGGGAGACGAGCACGTTCCCACAGGGACGTACTTCTCCAACGAGGTGGTCAACATCCACACCCACGTCACCAAGGATGGCATCAAGGGCGTCAGCCTGGCAAGCATCGCAGCAGAGCAGATAGGCCTTTCCGTGGACCTGGAGCGTTTCTACCGCTCGATGCTGCACAACGGAAACCACCAGCTCGGACACGTCGAGGTCCCGGAAGGCCGCATGTCCCCGGAGGACCTCAATGCACTCAGGAGCGCTGTCGATGCGAAGGCCGGAATCGTCGAAGCAGGACATGCGCCGATATTCGGCTACGGCGCGAAGTGGGTGAACGACCAGCAGACAATGCAGGATGCCTCCGTCATAGAGCAGCAGAAGTGGGTGCTCCAGCAGGTCTGCAGGGCCTGCAACGTGCCTCCCTGGAAGGTCTACGACGGAGAGTCCGCGACATACAACGGCGGGCAGCAGATGCGCATCGACTACGTGACGGACACAATCGTCCCAGACGTTCGCCAGATAGAGATGGCCCTGCAGCCTGTCCTTGACGCCTGCTACCAGTCTGGCTGCAGGGCGAAGTTCAAGATCAACGGTCTCATGCGCGGAGACGATTCCAGCCGAACCCAGTACTACAGGGAGCTCGCCTATCTGGGCGCGCTCACACGCGAGGACGTGCGAGATCTCGAGGACCTCGAGCCTGTCGAGGGCATCGGAAAGCCGCTGTTCCCGCTCAACTACGGCACGGTCAATGATGACGGAACGGTGAACGTCTTCAACTCGGACGCTACGGAGCCGGGAGACGGAAGCCAGACGGGAGTGACGGACAATGTTCAAGGTCAGGAATGAGGCAGAGAAGGCCACGGTCTACCTCTATGGGACCATCGGCGAGGACTTCTGGTCTGAGGAGGAATCCAACACAGCAAAGGAGTTCTCCCACACGCTCGATGGGCTCGGAGACAAGCCGCTCGACATACGCATCGACTCTCTGGGCGGAGACGTGTACGAGGGATTCGCCATTGCCAGCGCAATACAGCGCTACAAAGGCCAGACAACGGCCTACGTGGATGGGGTCGCGGCATCGGCAGCAAGCTATATCGCTGTCATGGCAGACAAGGTGGTCATGTCAAGCTTCGCGCAAATCATGATTCACGACGCATGGACGTCTGTGGCAGGCAATGCCAAGGAGCTTGTCGATATGGCACAGCGCCTGTCGGCTCTGGATGACACCATCGCCGGAATCATTGCGGCACGTTCCGGAATGGGGCTCGAGGACGTGAAGGCCGCAATGGACGCCGAGACGTGGTACTCGGCTGACGAGGCAAAGGAGAACCATCTTGCCGATGAGGTAATCGAGACGAAGCAGCGCATGGCCGCATCCCTCGACAGAACTCTTCTCGGCAAGTACCGCCACGTCCCAGAGGCGGTCAAATCTCAGGCGGCTAATACAGTCGCACCAGACAGGCAAATCCTCCTGTTCGGCAACCATGTCTACGAGACAAAGGAGCAGTAAATGGCAATCCTCAATTCCAAGCAGCTGTGGCAGGAGCGCCAGCGCCTCGCCGACGAGCAGGCAAAGCTTGTCAGCGACGGAAAAGCTGACGATGCTCGCATCGTCGAGGGCCAGATCAAGCAGCTCGACATCACCCTGGACCACGTCATCGAGGAGGAGGACAAGCTGCGCACTGCACCGAAGCAGCCGCAGAAGGTCCGTATGTCCTTCGGCGAGCGCATCCTCGGCCCGCGCGACGAGTTCCGCGGCATCGAGTTCGGCTTCAAGAAGTCTGCCCCTGTCAAGGACGCTGTCGTGACTGTCGGCGCGCCAACCGAGGTCGAGCTTGAGCTCGATGGCAAGTCCGCCTCCCTTCTCGCCAACTTCGCCAACACCCTTCCCGAGACTCCATCCATCGGCTCCGTCTCCTACAAGCAGCGCGGCAAGCAGACAGGCAATCCCGCTACGTGGGCTGGCGTCTCTGATGGCGTCTCCGCAACGAAGCAGGAGATTGTCTATGCCTGGAAGGATGCAACCGCCCTCAAGGAGACCATCGCCGGTTACGTCCCTATCTCCAAGGACACCCTCATGGATTACGACGAGCTGCTCTCCATCATCAACGGCGACCTCCTCATCGACCTTGCCGAGGTGACCGATGCCAAGTACCTTACCGGAAATAACCCAAACGGCATCATCGGTATCGCAAACACGACCGGCATCCAGGAGCTCACCACCGCTATGGCTGGCAAGTACTTCGATGCCATTCGCCACATGCGCACCATGGTCATGGAGAACGCGCGCCGCATCCCGACGCACGTCTGCATCTCCCCGGAGATCAAGGAGGCCATCGACCTCTACAAGACCTCTACCGGTCTCTACCAGACCCTCGGAGACAATGTCTACTGGGGCATGCAGGTTGTTGAGGACAGTAACTGCGACGGAATCATCGTCTATGACGCCTTCGCCGCAACGCGCCGCTCCATCCATGACACCACGGTCGAGATCGGGTACCACGACGACCAGTTCATCAAGAACGAGCTGTCCATCCTGGCAGAGCAGACCAAGGCGCTCCAGGTGCGCTATCCGGACGCCTTCTGCCACGCCACTAAGGCCAACCTCGACAAGGCGAGCGCCTAATGTACGTCTCGCCTAAGCGGGTGGTCCGCAAGGGCTATCTCGTTGCCTTCGAGGGTGAGCCGATGACCGACGAGGAGGCTGCATCACGCGGCCTCCTCCCGGTGCACGACGTGACGCAAGACATGACCGTGCAGGAGATCAAGCAGGTACTTGACGGTCTTGGAATCGAGTATCCGAAGAATGCCAGGAAGGCCGACCTGATGGCCCTCCTGGAAGGCTAGGAGGAGCGTTGGAGGTCAAGCCGTACAGCACACTCAGGGCCGCATACGGCGACAGCCTGAAGCTCGAGCCCACGAAGGGGACGCCGGAAACGGTGTCCCTCTCATCGTGGAACGGCACCTCGTCCGACGCCTCTCTTGTTGACGGCGCTGTCGACCTCCCCGAGGTAGAGGCACCTGACATCGTCACCTGCACGTGGAAGAAGGACGGCAAGGAGCTCTACAAGAGCAGGATCGTATATGTCTCGCGGCACTACTTCGAGCTGGCAGACCTCGGTGACGAGACCGATGACTTCTCCGACCTCTCCGAGGAGAGGCTGTGGGAAGCCCGCCAGTCCGCCACCGAGACGTTCGAGCTCAACGCCCATCGTTCATTCGTGCGCCAGCTCGGCGAGACATTCAAGTTCTGCACCGGCTTCGTCTGGCTCAAGCACAATGATGTGCAGACGATCTTGACGGACGGCTGGCAGCTCGTCTCAGACTGCCAGGCTGTCGGCCCTGTCGGCTATGCGAAGATCCGCTACGTCTACGGCCTCGATGACGTCCCTGCAAGGGTTTCGGAAGCTGTAAGGACTCTCGCCGAGTATTACCTCAGGCCGCAGGCAACCCCAGCGAGGGCCACCGGAGAGGCAACCGATGCAGGCTTCATACGCTACACACTGGCAGGCAAGGACGGTGCCACCGGGCTTCCCGAGGTCGATGCGGCAATCGAGCAGTTCGGGCGCAAGGGGGCGATCGTGCTGTGAGCATGTCCCTCCCATACGCCAACGCCTCCAATGCCCTGCTGGACCGCATCAAGCTCGTCCTCTCGAAGGATGGGCTCGCGCTCTACGGCGAGGATGTGGCTGTCCCGACCGTCGACAGGTTCCTTGGCAAGAAGCGCCCTCCATACTTCGTCTGGACCGACCCTCTGGCAAAGTCGACGAGCACCACAGGAGGAGCGACCTCGTGGCAGTACAGCATCGAGTTCTCGCTCTACGTGTACATGTTCGCGACGCACACCGACCCCGAGGTGGCACTGTCTGCTGTCTCGCACTGGATGAACTCGGCGTTTCTCGGCATCAGCGCCGAGGCGACGCTTGGCGGGACCGTGGACATAGCGATACCTCGCATGTCCGATTCGGGATACGACACGACTCCAGACAAGAAGTACGTGGTGGCGGCGGAGCTGGAAGTCATGTGCAAGGTCGCGTCAGTCTGTCCGAATGAGATTAGGGAGCTGGTACGCAATGCAGGCAAATAAGGACTTTTCCGCGACCTTCAATGGCCGCGAGTACTCAGCGAAGAAGGGCCAGCCGGTGGACGTCCCGCCGACGCTGCTCAAGGCCCTCCAGGAGCAGGAGATAGTGACCGAGGCCGCGAAGGCCGAGGGGAAGGAGAACGGCAATGATTAATACCTCCATCGGCCTGCTGGGAGTCGCGCGCCAGGCCTCCAAGTCCGTTGCGGCAACGTCCCCGACGTTCCGCCATGGCCTCACCGGCGGCGGGCTCATCAAGCCTGACCGAACCGTAGAGCAGAAGAACGTGGCGTGCGGAATCCGCGCCAACACGACGAACGGCGCATACGTCTCCGAGGTCAACATGGCAGTCGACTTCGAGACGCTGGCATACGCAGACGCCCTCGGCCTCTACTGCCTCGCTGCCATGGGAAACGTGGTCACAACCACCGCCGAAAAGACGGGATACTACAAGCACACGATCACGCTCGGCTCCTCTCTTCCCTGGCTGACGTTCTGGGGGCAGGTGGGCGACACGTCCGAGAAGACCGTCCACAAGGCCACAGGATGCAAGATCGATACCCTTACGCTCGAGTTCGAGGGCAACAAGCCAATCGACATCGGCGTGACCGCCGCTGGCATCGACGCAGAGCTCTTCGGCTCGTGGAGCGGAGACGCGGAGCCCTCGTGCTTCGACGGCTACTTCATCCCGACAAACGGCACGTTCAAGTTCTCCTCGAACGACCAGACGCCTGTCGACGCGCTGGTGACGAAGGGCAACTTCGAGCTCTCCAACTCGCTCACGAGCTACAGAGGCGCAGGAAAGGTCGTGGCCTCCGAGGTCTCAGAGGGCAAGCTCACGACCAAGGTCTCACAGACCATCGTCCCCGAGGACTGGTCCCTCATCAGGAAGATCCTCACCGGCTCCGAGACCGGCACGCAGGTCACTGCGAAGGTCGTGTACGGCTCCGCCGAGTGGAAGTTCACCCACTCGCAGGACGAGAACTGCACCCTCGACGTGGAGTTCGCCAACGTCCCATGGACCTGCGAGACGCCCGAGATCGATCCCGAGGGCTCCGCGGCAGAGGTCGACTTCAGCGCCGACAACGTTGGCGTCTCCTCCAAGGACGGCTCTCCTGTCGTCATCACGCTCGTCAACAAGGTCAATTCCTACGCGGTCTAAGGAGCACCCATGTCTTTCAAGTTCCACTTCACGTTCGACGATGGCGAGAGCAAGGTTACCTGCACGGCTGGCCGCACCTCGCTCTGGAAGGCTCAGGACTACGGCATGGCCATCATGAAGGACCATGCAGGTTCTCGCGGAGGTCGCCAGGACTTCGCGTGGGGCTATTTCGCCGCAAAGGACGCCGGAATCCTCGAACAG